ACCTTGAGCACCTTTAGAATGATGATGAGCATAAATAACAGAACAATTTAATTCAGTAGCAATTCGGTCAAACTGATTAACAAATATTGACATATCGTGTGCATTGTTCTCATCACCGGTTAAAACTTTGTAGATTGGATCAATGATAACCGCTGTATAATTTTGCTTGGCAGCTCTACGAATCAACTTAGGTGTTAGCTTATCCATTGGACTTGTTTTACCACGTAAATTCCAAACATCTATGTTCTTAACATTTTCGTGGCCACGTCCTAATTGATTGTAGATATCTACAAATCTTTTACTTGCTGACCTATCATCAAGCTCCAAGTTCACATATAGTACTCTGCCTGGATGATTTATTGGAAAACCAAACCATGTCCAGCCTTCTGCAATACTGATAGCTAATTCAATTAAGGCAAATGATTTACCGGCTTTGGATGGACCAGCAATCAACATCTTATGTCCTTGTCTTAAAACTCCACCTATCAGCTCTGGAGCTAGTTCGATTGGTTTATCAAACAAACCAGCCATATTTTCCATTTCTGGCAAATTGTCGTTTAAGTCTTCAATGTATTCCTTCCATTCATCCCAATTAGCTTGGCCAATATTTCTATCAACTATATATTGTTTCTTTCCATTTCTTTCAAAGCCTGGCAAACGTGTTAGTCTGGATGGATTTTTATTTTGTCGGTCAATTTTCAATCCATTTTTCTCAACGATTTTATAGAGATAATCTACACGTTCTTGATACTGTGGATAGTTTTGTGCATCCACTTTAACGATTGCATGTAGACTTTTTCCACCAGAATGAACCAACACTGCGATTGGCAATTCTAGTTTCTTCAAAACTTCATATTGTTGTTCAATCGACATACTGTCACTTTCGACTAACGAATAACGATAATCAACAACATTCTCATTAGTTATCCCTTTACCGTCTAATGGATTGAATCTAATCCAAGCTCCCATTTCAACGTTAGGATCTCCCAACACCGCTCCGACATCATCGTTACTCTTACGTAACTCATCTATA